AAGTAGTTCCTGACGTCCGAGTATGTCGTGCCGCTCGTCACGGCATCGGCGACTGTCTTCGTGGAACCCTTGGCCCACGGTGCTGTAAACGTCCCACGGACGATGCCGCCAGCAGCACCGCCGCCGCCAGCCAGCCGCACGAGTGCCCACTTGCCACTTCCCGTGCCGCTGTCCTTCCAGAGAACAAGCCCCTCGCCCGTCGTGCCGGTTTTCAGTTCTGACGTCGATGCCTTGCACGCAACGAACTTGTCGTCAGCACTCGTCACATCGACCTTGCACTGCACGACGCCACCCACAGCCACCCTTCCAACAGCGTTCGCCGCAATCGGCTCTACTGCCACGCACCAGGCCGTCGTTGTCGCAGACGGCGTGCCACCCGTCAGAACCGGCATTTCCTCGAAGGACGCTGTAGCACCGCCTGACGACGACGTAGGCGTGATAGCCACGCCAGTTATTGCCAGCACGCCCCAGCGGGCGACGGTCACAGACGGACGGCAGTACGCCCATGTGTACGGCTTCAGCACAGGCGAGCCAGGGACGCCTTCTGTGCCGGGATTGGCACCGAGCACCAAGTCAGCGGCGTCCTGCGCCCGATTCCACGCCCGTGCCGATATGGCACCGCGTAGCGGCTGGCCTTGCTCAATGCGTCCGTCTGGGCGTGACATCAGACATACCCCGTGCCAAGCCCAAGCAGCGAGAAGTCAGAGTCTTTGTAGACCTTGGAAACGTAGACGGCTTTCGGTTGCTTGATTAGCGAAGAACCAGACACAGAGTCCTCATACCGCACCCACAGGTACTCGTGCCCTTTTTTCTCAACGCCGCTGATGCTGCCGATGGTCTGCCCTGTCACGTTCTTTGACGCCACGAAGCGATACGACAGCGACCACGGGCCTTTCCCCTTCTGGTCGTCCCATTCCTGCGAGCCGCTGCAACCGAGGAAAAGAACCTCGCCAGCGTCAAACCCACGAAACGTGGCGTTGTTCGTCGTGCCGGTAATCCCAGCCATGCCACGCACATACGCAGCCGTCACGTACGCATTTGGCACGTCGTAGCTTTCCTGCCACTGAAGCTGCGGCACGACAATGTCAACGCCGTTGACGCCGTTTGAATCGACGCCGATAGCACCTGACATATTCGTGGCAGACGACGGGTAGCGCTTCTCGAAGTCGAGCGTGCCGCCAGAGCCGACCGAGCACGCTTGCGTGATGTGCTGCGTGCCGCCTGTGGTATCAAAACTGCGGGCACGCTTCAGCGGGTCAGACGTTGAAGGCTCGGCCCCAGCCTTCTCGTAGTTGATCGTAACTTGCCACGCATTGTCGCCGAGGTACGCGACGCTGTATTGCTCCACCCACAGTTGAGCATCGGCGACGCCGGGATACTGCCAGCCGTAGCCGCCGCTACTGATCTGCTGGTTGATGTCAGCGTGCAGCACAGTGTCGTCTGCGGTGCCGAAAACCTTGTAGCTCTTCGTGTATGACGACGTCGCCTTCTTGCCACGCCGCACAATCGTCGCCTGACGTGAGTCGCCGTCTTCTACCCAAGTAAGTGCCATTACGCCGCCACCTTTCCGCCGTCGTCAATCTTGCGGGTATTCTTTGCTGTTTCCTCTGCGGCTTTCGCGGTGCGTTCAGCGAGCGAACTGCCGCCGAATATCTGCCCGAGGTTCGTTGACGAGAACGTGCCTGCAACCTCGCTCTTGCTCATCGCGGAGTCAGCACCAGCGGCACCAGCGCCAGCCGTCGCAGCCTTCTCGCTTGGCGACGCGCCCATAGAGCCAGTCGCCTTGCTAATCCGCTCCTGTGCGTCTGTCAATGCGTTGTCGAGCGTGTCTGCCTGCGAACTCGTGAGCCTGCCGTTGGAGTTGAGTGCGTCAAACTGCCCGTAAAGATCGCGCAGCTGGTCGATTGACGTGGCACCTTCGACCTCTTTGAGCAGGTCCGCAAACTGCTCGCCCATGATCCGACTAGCCTTGCCCTTTCGTGCCGTCGCTCCGACGTTGTCCTCTGCTGCCTGCGTCTCCTTGCGACGTTTGTCAGCGCGCCTTGCGTTCTCTGCTTGCCGCCCGTCCTTCGTCGCCTGTGCGTCGTCCCTGACGGCTTGCTCTCTGTCCTTGCGTTCCTGCTCTGCCTGTGCGTTCTCTGCTGCCGCCTTGTCTGTGCGGCTCTCAATGCCTGGACGTTCCTGCGCCCGCTGCTCTGCTCTCGCTGCGTTCTCGTCCTTGATTTTCTGCACTCGCTCCTTCGTATCCTTCGCCCCAGTGATGAATCCCTGAACCCTCGTCCATGCGATCTGGATGCCAGCCACGAGGTTGTCAAACGTCGCCATGACGCCGTTAGCGATGTTGTCGAAGAACCCCATGATGAACGCGCCCATCGTGTTGAGGATTGCCGACGAGTCTGTGTAAATCTTGTCCCACGCGATGTAGATGCCCGAGCCGATGTCCGTAAAAACGTCTTGGAACGCTGCCATCCACGGGTCAACGTAGGACATCAACGCTTCGGTGCCACGCAGCCAGCCAGCGATGAGCCCAGCCCAGAGGACGTCCATAGCACCAGACAAGTCACCGGCGGCGACGGCTTCATAGACGCCGTTGAAGGTCGTCGTGGCAGTCGCAGCCAAGTCATTGAGCACCACAATGCCGTCCGATACGGCAGCACCAAAACCCTCGCCGATGGCTCCTGCCGCCTGTTGGACGAGCGGAGCCACCGGGCCGAGGGCCGCACCGATCTGGTCTTTGAACTTGTAGAGCGCAAAGACCGCCGCACCGATGCCAGCCGCAACCAGCAGCACCGGGCTAGCAAGGGCAGAAAAGAGACCGAAGCCCTTCAAGACAAGACCGATGAAGCCACTCAACGCCTGCAACGCATACCCTACAGTTACCATTGCGGCACCGATGCCAATGGCTGCGGCAGCAACTTGAGCAAACAAGACGACGGCTTCCTTGTTGTCAGTCGCCAGCTTCGTCAGCCCGTCAATGAAGCCAGTGATAAACGGCAACGCACCCGCGAGAGCCGGTGCCACGGCATCCGTAATGGCAATCGCCATACGCTGCATTGCCGCCAGCACGCTGCCGAACGAGCCAGCCAGGCCCGACATCATCATCTTGTACTTCTCGCCCACCGGCAGAGCGGATGCCATCGCTTCCCGCATCTTGGTGAATCCATCCACGCCTTCAGACGCGAGAATCGACGCGGCACGAATGGCGTCAGCACCGAAGATGCGGCGAAAGATGTCATCCTTCGCCGTCTGGTCTAGGCCGCCCATCGCTTGATTGAGCGTGCCGATGATTTCCACCATCGGCTTCATTTGCCCGTCAGCGCCACGAAACGAGGCGACCGAAAGCCCGAGTTGGTCAAGAGCACCCACGGCATCGTCAGCCGGTGCCATCAGCCGCATCAGCATCGTCTTGACGCTGGTGCCTGCGTCACTGCCCTTCACGCCGTTATTGGCGAGGATCGCCAGCGTGGCAGACAAGTCCTCAATGCTCTGCCCCGCTAGGCCGGCGACGGCAGACGACATCGAGAACGCTTCCGACATCTGAGCGATTGAGGTGCTCGACGCATCCGCAGCAGAGGACAACGCATTGGCGGCGACGTCGGATGACACCTTGAACACGTTCATGGCGTCCGACATCACCACAGCCGCCTGGGCAACGTCCATCTCGCCAACCTTGGCGAACTCCAACGCCGTCTTGCCGGCACCGCCAAGGACAGCATCAAGCGACATGCCAGCCTTCAGCAGTTCAAGCATGCCTTGAGCAGCCTCGGTCGGCCCGACGCCGAGAGCCTGCGACATCGCCATAGACGATGCTTTGATCTGGTCAATCTGCGCCGATGTCGCACCCGTGCTCGCCCGAATGTTGAGCAGCGTTGACTCAAACGCCGCACCCTGCTGCACGGCAGCGGCAATCGGTGCCGCCATTCCAATGCCAGCAGCTGCCAGCCGCCCGCCACCCGAGGCGAGCGAGCGGCCCATATTGCCGAGCGACTTATTGACCTTGGTCAGTGCCGAGAAAAACTTCCTCGGATCGGCACCGATCTCGACAAATACGCCGCCGGCTCTGACTGCTCCTGCACTCATACGTGTTTCTGCCAGTCTTTGCCAAAGAGGCGCTTCAGGTCATCAGGCGTCGCCTGTCTCGGCTTCGGTTTCTTTGCGTACGGATTGAGTTTGCGAGGGTCTGCCTTGGGCGAGTTCTTGTCTCGGTTGATGTTTGCCTGCTGGGCAAGTATGTTCGCCGTGTGCCACCAATCGTGCTCTAGGCGGCTGTCGCGAGCGGCGAAGAGTTGTCTGACGGTCCACTCGCCTGGATAGACTCCGAGGATTCCTGCGGCTTCCCAGATGGCGTCCCAGACGCTCCTGCCAGACTCTCGACCGTCGCCTTCTCCAGACCCGCCTCCGCTCTGCCGAGCATCTCGTTTGCCACTTCGTCCATCTTGGACGCGAGAAGACCGATCATCCTGCGGAGGCGCTGCGGGAAAAAATCGACAAGTTCCTGCTCTAGTGCTTTCGTCGCAGCGTCCAGAGAATCGCCACGCAGACCGTCAAGGAAGTCTTCTCGCGACAGTCCCTTAGTCTCGACTTGCTTGGTCAGCAGTGCGTAGAGGATCTCGCCAATCTTGGCGTACTGGCTACGCAGCACTTGGAACGTCTGCGAGATGTTCGCAGCGTCCACCATGTCAAACGGCACAGCCTTACGCTCGCCGCTTTCCTCGTCCACGACATCGACCGTGACGTTGTCGCGGACACGAAGTGCCGAGGCGACGGTCAACGCCACCTGCCACGGTCTGCCTTGGTCGTCCCTGAACTCACGCATGCCTACTCCCTCACTAGCCTCGGGTCGGTCATCTTGCCTTCAAGCGTGAAAGTCGCCACGCCATCCACCGGGTCGCTCTCGCTGATGCCTGTCATCACGGCGAGAAAAGAAAACCCAGCGGCACCGCCTGATACAGTGAACGTCCCGCCCGTGTGCATCTTCTGAAACGCCGTCCCCAGTCCAGATACGTCGTTCAGTTCCACACTCACCGTGCAGTCGTAGCCCGTGTTGTAGGTCGCTGCGTAGCGACTGCCGTACGGGTTGACGTCAATCGTGCGAGCCGACTCTGTCAGCGTGACGTTGCGAGCGCTGGCGATGTACCCGCCATCGAGAACGATGGAACAGTCTTTCCCCAGCGTGATCGCCACTTAGAACTCCTTGGCTGTCACGTTGTAGGTGACTGCTCCGTCAACGCCGATGTTCTCGGACACGCTCATGATTGAGAACGAGCCAGCGGTGCCGGCAGCGGTCAGTGATGTGATGAGTCCGTCGGGATCGTGGCACTCGATTTCCCAAGTCTTCGTCACGAAGCCTGCACGACTCACCCTGCGGCCAGGAGCACCGGCAGAGCCGCCGACGTTGGAACGATTCGAGACGTCAATCGTCTCGCATTCCTCGGTGAAGCTCGCCGAGATGATGCCTTCGCCGAACGGAGGAGCGGACGCTGCGTCTTTTCCGAGAGAGATTGCCATTGGTTCGTTTTCCTGTGAGAGTGGTTAGGCGCTGACCGTGCGAGAGCCGCTGACCGTGAAGGTGATAATCCCGTCGAGCGGCTGGCTCTGACCGATATTTGTGCAGATGTAAGTCGCGTTGCCGGTCTGCGTGCCGCTGATGGTGAACGTCCCGCCGATGCTGACGCCGGGAGCGTCCACGCACTCAAGCTCAATCGTCTGCTCGATGAGAGCCTTGCGGAACTTGCGGGAAGTGTCGCCGAACTTGGTGACGTCAACATCTGACGCCGAGTTGGTGACGGTGCATGACCGAGCGTTCGCGACGCCCGTGATAGTCACGTCTTTGCCGAGCGTGATCTCAACTGAGCCAATTGGCATTTGGTGCCCTCTCGTGTGCGAGTGCCAGCGGTGCGGCTGGTTCGCTCACGGTATGGGCAGCAGGGCTGAATCTAGACCGGGTATGCCGTGGCTAGTTTCTCGCCAGCATGTTTCGCCACTTCTCGTTGGCCTTGCGTACGGCTTCGTCTACACGCTTGGAGCCCTGCATGTAGGGGCGAGCCGGATAACGAGCCATTCGGGTGATCGTCGTCTTCTCCCAGTTGCGGCTGTAGCGGAAGCCGCCCTTGTCGATGACCCACTGGAGAGCACCGTATTCGTACTGGTTCCTCTGCGGCAGTGCGTTCGTAAACCGCCCCTTCTCGTCTCGCCCTTGGCGACCATTGCCACGCTTTCGCAGGTACGCATTGCGTGCAGCCCCGACTCCGATACGCCACGCCGTCTGCTTCACCGTGCCGCCCATCTGGTGCAGCTGTGCCAGCCAGGGCTTCGTCTTGTACGTGCCAATCACAGCCGTGCCTTTGGCGGCATCGTAGACGTCAATGATGTCGTAGTAGAACCATTTCTTAGGTGCCCACGACTTTATCGGCTGGCCGGCAGCCCGAGGCGTGCCAGACCCGTACGCCGTGATGTCGAGGTACAGACCACCAACAAACTCCACGGGTGTGCCTCGTCCGGCACGTCGCTTCGCCGCGTTGCTTACCTTGCCGCTGCCGCGTCCGATTCCAGCCTTTGCCGCGTTCTTGATGTTGTGCCCCAGGTTAGACAACACCTTGGCATTCATCGCACCGATCATCCGACTGACTTTCTGACGGTCGAAGAAGTTGCCTCGGAGCGACGCCCGCAGCTTGAGCCGACCGAGCGTGTCGGCAGACATCTCGCGGCGATTGCCGCCGATCATGCCGGGACGGATGAACGCCCGGCTCATGCCAGAAAGCATCGACGGCATAGCAGCCTCCTAGACAGTCGGCAGCACGTTCGTCTCGAACACTCGATACGTCGCCGTGATCACGGCACGCCAGACGTTTCGCTCCGTCAGTGCGTCGTCGGGATTCAAGTCGATGCTGACCGTCTGCGGGCTGGTAACGCCAGCCGGCCACGTTACCGCTTGCCCGAACGAATGGGCACGCACGTAGAGCATGACGCTGTCAGCCAGGTCAAGCATGCCATCCACTTCAGCGTCAGTCGTGACGTGACGCCCGACGAAAACCGTGACGGTGTAATCTACTTGCATCACTTGGCGGCTGATGCGTGACACGTCAGCATTGCCAGGCACGACGAACACGCGGGGCACGCTCATGGCGTCTACGTCAATGTTCACCCAGTTGCGACGCTCGACGGTGGTGGACGGAATCGCCCACGTCACGGAATCTAAGCCCGTGGCGAGGCTGTCGGCGATAGTGCGAAGGACGCTGCTCATATCACCACTCCGCTGCTAGTGTTCGCTGGACAGCCCATCGCATGAACGCCGCCGTAGTGCGTGCCGCCATCACGCCCGCTGCGAGCGAGAACGTGAGGAGGGCGGCGAGGAAGATGGGGGAGCGGATCATGTGCCTAAATACGCTGATGTAGCTGGCGTAAACGTCGTGCCGCTTGGGTAGCGGGCCGCCTTGGTAATCCGCACTTCGTCAATGTTGCCCGGAAACCAGTATTTGTAGGTAACGTCATAATCTAGCGCGCCGACTTTTAGCGTTGCGGTATTGTTTGCAAGCGCGGATGTATATGAAGTGCCGCCGCTATTCAAGAGCACGCCATCCTTGTACAGATACACGGTATTCCCGCTTCGCACCGCCGCAACGTGATACCACGTATTCAGCGCGAAATTGGCTGTGCCCGATATCAACGTTCTAGCTCCAGAGGTGCTTGTCAGTCCAAGATTGAGCAACTGAGCACTAGACCCTGAGACACCAAAGTTCCATCCCAGTGATGATGGCGTGCTGCTTCCGTCATCGCGGGAAATAATAATCGCACCGTGATCACCTTCGTATGCAGATGGATATGCCGACAACCTTATCCATGCCTCAACCGTAAAATCTCCGCTGAAATAAAAGTTGTCGCTGGAAGCAAATCGCACGTAATCGGTGGTGCCGTTCAGCAGCAAACTTGCGCCACCAAACTTACTCTGCGATGTGCTGGTCTGCGCAGAGCCAATGCGAGTAGCCGCCTGCGCGTACGCGCTGCTGTCGGCAAACGTGGTGCCGCCATCCGCCCCGTCACAATGCAGCAGCAAGGTCACGGACGAAAACAGCGGATCCCAAGAACTCAGGGCCGCCCGCGCCCAAGTGTTGCTTGCCGATGCAACATAGAAATACGAACCGTCATACGCAATCTGCCCAGCCGTGCCGGTCGCCGTCGCAGATGCTGGTACGCTTGACCATGACAGGCCAGAGCCACCACTCGCCGCGACCAGTTCCCACGCATAGCCCGTCCACGAGTAGGTGCGTCCGTTCTGCGTCGACTGCTGCCCGACGGTTGGCGATGATGGGAAAGAGAGTGGCATGATGACTCCTACGAGATGCTGAGTACGGCGGTGATGCGGTCGTTCAGGTCGCTGTCCTCAGAGTCCTTGGCGTAACGCAGGACGAGGTACTGACCAGCAGTCACCGAGAGCGTGCCGGTGGATGCCTGCGTCCCGGTGACCGCGCCTGAGACGTTTGTCAGACCAGAAAGTGAAGCCACGTCTGGCGACTCATAGCTTGAGCCGTGGTTGCTTGGCGACGACGACGTGATGTAAAGCCGCCCGCCGTCAGCCCCGGCCTGCGAGCTAGCCGTGACTGTGTAGCTGAGTGTGCCGGTGGCTCCGATTAGTAACCACAATCGCGTGTCGGCACTGGCAAAACCTGTGCCCGTAAGCGTAGCAGTGACGGTGGTGGTGCCTGTCACCGAGTGGGCAAACGAGCCGTACTTATTGGCGTATGTCACCGGCACTGACGGTGCCGCCGCAGGCGTCACCGCACTACTCGCCGTCGAGTACGCACCCGTGCCTAACGCATTCACCGCCGCCACGCGGAACACATACGCCGTGCCGTTGGTCAGACCTGTCACAACCACCCCGCTGGTTGCCGTTGAAGCCGCTCGCGTGAAGGCCGTCCAAGACGTGCCGCTGTTGCTGCTGAACTGAACGGTGTAGTCCGTGATCGGGGTCTGTGCGAGTACGCTGGGTGCCGTCCACGAAACGGTCGCCTGTGCGTTGCCACCTGTCGCCGTGACGCTGGTCGGTGCTGCCGGCGTGAACAACGCGCGGAGGTCCGCGTCTGTGCCAGTGCCACCAGCTGTGCCGATCTCGACGTAGACTCCAGACGCATCCCACCTATAGGCACGGCTGGCATCGGTGCTGACGTACAGGGTGCTGCTGGCCCCCGTCGCCGGGAAGCCCGCCGCCGTCGATGCCTCAACGATGTTTGCGGAGCCGCCACCACTTGAGCCGCCGCCACCGCCGCCCAGCGTCACGCTGACGATGTTGCCGCTGGCAGTTTTGGTATACGCCTTGTTATCAGCCCAGTTGATCGCCAGCTCATTTGCTTCAAG